TACCACCAGTTCCAACAAGAGCAGCATAGTAAGTTGCACTTGTTGTTAAACCACCAATGACTTGCTGATTGTCGGTAACATATAATACTCGTTCTGCATTTTTAAACTTATGATAAGTGGTAAATCCAATTGTAGAAGGTAAAGATGAATCTGTCTCAAGACCTATTCTAGGTGAATTTGATTCAAAAGATGAAGAATGATCTACAGATTCCATGTTTACAGAAACACGAGCACCTGATCCATTACCACCTGAAATTTTTATTGTTGGTATTGATGTATAATCAAATCCTGGATCTAAAATTCTTAATTCTTTTAGAGATCCAGATACAGCAACAAATCCAGTAGCTCCAGTACCAACATTATCTTTAATATGTAAAAATGGAGGATTAATTACATCATATTCACGTCCACCAGCAAGAACATCTATACTCTTAAGTTCACCATAATGAACTTGATCAAATGATTTATAATTTAAAATTTCTACACCATTTACCAATATACCAGTATGTCCAGGAGTAGTTTCATATACTGTACCAGTATTATCTGGAGGGCATACTTGTCTTAATAATTTTTGTGATTTTAAAGTTTTATTATTAAATTTAAAAGGTGAAATTCTATTATCTGTTACAATACCAGTTCTTGATCCGTCATTATCAATATTAACAAATTTTCCAGTATAAAGATCAGAACCACTTTTAGCAAATTTTACTGTTGTTTCATTTACCCTTTCAACAAAATAAAGACCTTCATCCATTAAAGATGACTTAACAACAAAATTGTCTATAGAAGTACCACTACTAGGATCTACATAAGCATCATTAATTATTTGTGGAGTATAATAAATCGCATCCCCTGTATAGAACCCATGATCAAAAATAGGAACTCCAGAAGGACTTGCAGTTGCGTTAGTTATAATCTCATATTCATCTCCAGTAAAACTTCCACTAAAAACAATATTTCCATCATTAAGACCCAGTGACTGAGATCCATATGTTGGAATAGAAGGAGATGCTATGAGTAGCTTATTAGATTCCTTTTCCTTATATACATTTTGTATATTTGTAGCAACATCCGAAGCTTCGGGAAAATTGATAGCATTAGTTTTTAAAATCTGCCTTTCAATTGTATAATTCAAACTAGTGTTGATTTCACCCTGACCCTTTATAATAAAACCTCTAGAAGAAGTTAATTGACTTATATCAGATACAGGTAAATTGCGACCATCACTACCAACTAAAACAGCAACTGATTTGTCTCCTACTTTAAAGTCATGGTCAGTAGTTAATATAATCTCATAAGTCCAGTCAGAACTATCTTTAAGAGTAATACTATCAACTTGATATACTGGAGAAACATTGTAGAACCATTCATCTACTTTAAATCCAGTATCTCCAATTCCTAAAGTTTTAATTTTTATAGTATCATCCTTTTCAAAAAGACAATTAGTATTCTCATAATCAACATTATCAATAACTGAGGTAATTCTTACTTCAATAGTTTCATCTTGATTAATAACAGATTTTCCATATGCAAATGTATTAATACCAATATTTTCACCACTTAAAATAGTTTTTCCAATTCCAGTAAGACCAAAGAATTGAGTTAAACTTTTAGATGTATATGAACTAACACCTACTGTATTATCAATATATTTAAAATATAATTCTCCAATGCTTCCAAAACCAACTGTTGAGTCCACATTAACAACAGTAATACCTGCACCTACTTCACCAATTACCCTCGTTCTAGGAGGAGTAATAAAAGTTCCATATGTAGAACCCTCTACTCTTGAATCTCTGTTATATCCTGCATCAATACTTAATTTATAAAATGTAGTTCCTGTACTAACATTAATAGATTCTACATGTGTTATTGGAGCATATGCTTTTTCAATACTTTGACCTTCATATGCATCTTGGAATAATGTGGATAATTCCAAGTTCATTGGATCACCAGATATTGGTTCTACAACAAAATCTTTAGTAATCTTATAGTTTGCGTTAGATGGCGTAAAAAGAAATTCAGAAGGTCTTATAATTTTTACATCTTCATTATATAAAGATTTAAATAAAATTTCAAAACCTCTATCAGTACCCTTACTCGCATAAAAATCTTTAGATTGTTTTATAAAAATTTTCTGATTAAGATCATCAGAAAAACTTCTTTTTTCAAATCCTGGAGTAATTTGATGTTTTGTCTTAGTTAAAAACTCTTTAAGGAAAAGGGAACTTAAATTTTGTATTTGATCTCCCTTATTATGTTCTCCTGCACTAGTAGATTCAAATACTAATTCTTCAGGATTACTTGGACTTTGATAAGAAGTTACGCCTACAAATCCCCTTACACATCCAGTAAATGCAAAAGTCGTTATTCCAGTATATGTAATAACTTCATCGTTAATTTTTAACAATCCATAAGATTCTGGAAAACCCAAAGTTCCTGTTGGGCTCTTTTGCATATCAACTTGAATTGTATCACTAATAAAATCTACAGAAGCACCCAATCCAACATGTTCAATAAGGTTAACCTGTTCATCAACTTTTGTATATTGATCAATATTCTCCACCAAATCAACAGGACCACCCTGATACTCTTGACCTTGATAATATGATTTTAAAAATTCAGCAACTAAAGGATAGTCACTTATGACATATCGAGGAAGCTGATTCTGAACTATGTTGTTAAATTGGATTTTTTTTGTAGACATTTTATAATTTTTCTATCTTAATAGGATGAACCTGAAGTTGATGAAGCAGCTGTTAAGGCATTGGTGGTAGAAGTAGGAGTAGTGCCACCAGTACTACGACCTCCAGCACGAACTAAACTACCATTCGCATAACTTGATGTGGTAATATAAGTAGATCCTGCAGGATTAAGTCCAGATGCAATTTCATCAACCACAGTTTCAAAATTACTGTTACTAATATCTAGTTGCAAATAAAGATCCTGTAATCCAATAACATCATTAGATTGAGGACATGCTGAAATTTCAATTATTGTTTGACCATCCTTAAGCATTCCTGACTGAACATTAATAGGATTTAAAGTAACAACTCCATTTTTATAATCAATTGTTCCAACATTTCTTTTTATAATAGTTGGTGATGTTGAATTTATTGAAGGAACTGTAAAGAAAAATAATGACCCATTTTGCCGATTTGTATTGGGAAGATCACTAATATAAACATCATCCGTTATTCCTGCAATTCTAAATGCAGATGATTTAATATTATACCCACTCATTCTCTTAATATAAAATTCATTACCAAAACCAATTGAATATTCTGCAAAAGAATTTAATACAACTCTCAAATCTCTTCTCATAATGAGTGTTGTAATATTAGAAGTTACTGCTTCACTACTATTATCAATAATAGATAAAAATTTACTATATTTGAATCTTGCACCATACTTATTCATTTCTGATGACTCTGAATACTTATTAGCATTTGCTTGAACAACACTAGAAACAAATGCAGCAGATTGTGCTAAATTTGAGTTATAATATATTTTTGAATCAGCTTCAAGGTAAAGATATTTTAAATCAAGTATTTCAGGGATAATTCCTGCCACTGCATACTTCTTCAATTTCAATTTCATTTCTTCTTTAACCAAATTTGGAAGAAAATCTCCCGTTTTTGGTTTAATACTAATAAAAACCTTTCCAAATTGAGGTGGAACAAGGTCTTCACCACCAAAAACAGAAATTGACTCTGTTTCTGGATAAATTTTTGCTGGAATTAACGTTTCATAGTCATTTGCAGTAATTGCTCTGTTTTGAGTAGCATAAATTCGAGGAGCAAACTTCCTAATCGACTCCACGGACTCAATCGTCTCTCCACCAGAGGCAATTATGCCAGTTGTAAGTAAAGAAATACCAGTTGTAACATTATAAGTGCTTGCATTGCGTGTATATTGAACTCTTCCTGCAAAATTGAAGGAACTTACTCCATTTGCAGAATCTCCATTAGAAGTAATGTAATTTATGGTAATAAAATTACCATCTTCTAGTGCTTTTCCAAAAATTCCATCTCCAAAAAATATTTCATATCTTTCATCTTCAATTTCTTGTAAAAAATAAACTTTTGAATCGGATTTTACGTCAAAAAGGCTATCTTGCGAACTATATTTCGTTTCTGTAGCAGAAGCTTCCGTTGGATTAACAGTAACAGAAATTAAATCAGTATCAACACCAATATTTGGTAAAATAAATTTCTGATTTGGGACTCTTGCCGAATAAGTATAAGTTTGAGTTAATAATGTACCTTCATATACCTCAACATCATTAAAATAAGCAATTCCATCTTGTACAGGAACAGTAAGATCACTTAAAATTGAAAAAACAAAGGATTGTCCACCAAAAGTACCTGTAGATGCTGCCACTGGACCCTTTTTAAGGGTCATATTAGCAGGTGCAGGGGTAATATTGCTTGTATTAATAAAGAATGATACTGTTGCTCTTGCTGCTTGCCTTGGACGGGGTGTATAACCTATGTTTCTTGCCAATGAAACGATGTTTTTCCTTAAAGTTGCAGTATCAATGAACACCTCATTGGTGATCATGTTGGCATTATAAGATGTAATGTAAGTATTATATGCTAAAACATCTAAAATCGTAGAAAGATTAGACCCCTCGAAGTCATAATCAGTAAAATTCGAGTTAGATTTAAGATATTCTTGTAATGTTTCTTTAACTTGGTCAAAATCCAAGTTAGAAAAGTTAGCTAATGGCATTTTTACCTACTTGATTGCAAAACAAACTGTAATTCTTGGGTTGGAATCTCTGATCCAATCACATCATATACAATAATTACATCAAAACCGTTGTTATCATAATCAGGAAATGCTTTTACATCGATTAATCGTACCCTTGGCTCATATCTAGTGATAGATTCACGAAGTTCATCGACAATAACATTGGAAGTTATGGGGTCTATGTTCTCAAAAAGGGATTCAGTAATCCTTGAACCAAAAGATGCATTAAAAAACTTCTCTCCAGGTGTTGTAAAAACAATATTTCGCAAAGAACGGGCAATCGCATTCTCATTTTTAATCGCAATAAGGTCACTATTCAGTGGATTGGACTGAAAAGTCATACTAATATCTTTAAAACCTTGACTAACCCGTTCTATTGGCACACTAATACGGCGATTATTGTTTATTTATTAAGGATTGCAAACGATTGTTTCAAATAATCATAGTTTGATCGTCATATTCAAGATCATCCTCTTCAAAATCTCCAAAAATTTCACTTTGTACTAAATCATCACGTTTTTTTGGAGTAAGATGGTCATGTGAAACCTCTCTTAACATCTTCTTTTTGGAGTTTTCCATAATTTTAGTATGTTTTTACTATTTAACAATAAAAAAAGGGGGATTGCTCCCCCCTTAATCTATTTTCCTTGTCCTCGGTACTTCTTTTTTGCTTTATTGCGAGAAGTTGCGGATAGGAGTGTGTTAACCGAGCGTCCTTGACGAGTCTTTTTGGGCATCGAGACGAGTTGGACGGTTCCCCATGCCCCTTGAGTGGATTTTGCCATTAAATCACCCTTGTCTTCTCATGCCCTACACGAATGCGAGGATCACACCATGTCTCAACACCTTGTTCCTTAGCATCTAGGCAGAACGACACGTCCTCACCACACATATCCTGTACTGCACCAGATTCAAATACTTGCATCTTAGGAGCAAACCAAGGATATTCCATATTCTCGAAGACACCTTTCTTAACTAATAACCAACCAAAGCCAGTATAGTCAACTGTGAAAGGCTTGTTACGTTTGCCCATTGACTCAACGGTCTCGTGATTCATAACTCCGCCGTTCTTACGGAAGTCATCCTCTTCTAACCAATGTGCAAC